ATTGGGTTATAGCTGCAATGTATCCACCCTGAATTAGGTTGTCCCTGCACATAAAATTCAAGGATTAATTGACTGTACGTTAAATTATCCATAATCCATTGGGCTACATCAGGGTTTGAAAGACCATCAATTTCAAAGTCAACTGCTTGACCCTTGCAATGGTCTGAAGTCTTAGAGCCACCAACAGCAGGGCTTGAATTTAATTCTGCACATCTAAAGCCAGATGAAATCTTTACAGGCTTGCCAAAGTGGTCACGCACTGGTTGCAGGATGTTTTCGCATAACAAACGCAATGACTCTATTTGTTCTTGATTGGGCGTGTTATCAATGTCCAAGCGTATTGCAGTCTCAGACTTGGTGAGTTCATTCAAGGTAAAGTTTGCAGACAGGTTCATGGTTTCTCCTTTAAGGTTTGGTAGATGGATTCGTAGGCTTGCTGACAGGAGGCAAGTTGTCTAATTGCTTCATCTCCATCGTCGGTGATGGCGATAAGAGTTTTAGCAGTCGTTGCGTCAAGTTCGCTTCCCTCTTGACTGCTATCTCCGCTGGCAATGGGGGTATCTGCGGTGGCTTGTACGGGGCAGACGGGGGCTTTGACAGGGAGCCGCAACCGCAAAGCACCAGAGTCAATATCCAAATTACGTTTTTGTTGAGCAAGTTTTGCATCTTGATTTGCCTTTTGCAGTTTGTTTGATTGGGTCTGAACAACAGTTATAAGGGCTTGTTCCTTCACCCTTGCTTCAGCATTTAAGGCAGCAATCTCAAGTTGTTGACGAGTATTCTCATCATCTGACCCTTTCAGATAACCACCACCAAAAGCACCAACTACCGCCATCAGGATGCCTAACAAGACCCAAGGATTAAATAGACTCATGGCTTTGGTGGCTCATCAGTATCAGTAGCTTCTGCCTTAGCTGTAGCTGTGGCTATTGCTTTAACGCCAGACCTACCAGCTACGCCACCTAAAACACCAGTAATGAACACCATGATGGTGCTGATTTGTTGGGTGTACACCTTGTCAATTGCCGCCATACTGCCGTTCATTGGTTGCGTAACAAACGAAACTGAGTAAAGAAACATTCCCATAGAAGCCAACAGAATGCTCACCAAGACCACAATGACGAATGCCCATACTCTGACCTCAATCTCATCAGCAGTCAGGCGGCTGTTAAGTTTATATCCAATGGTTGCCATTATTTCTTCTCCTCAGGTTTAACAAGCATCTCTGGACAAGTGCCAGATGCAGTACAAATTGGGGGCTTGCATTCAGCATTTTGCCAATTCAATGGGTCTTGGCAAGGATAGCGGTAGCGGTCATCACAGCCCACTAGCAGCACCAACAAAACTGATAAACCCCAAATACAGTAAATGTTCATTCCTGCCTCTCCCTTTCAAGTTGTTTAATCAGCTTTTGCACTTTTTCCTGTTGTTGCTTGGCTTCATGCTTGGCTTGCAAAACATCCATGTAGAGCATACCCAAAATAGGCAACAGAAATACGACAAGCAAACAAGCAGCAATCCATCCCACTACGTTCTCCCAATCCTGCTTAAGACCCCTATTAGGAGCCACAAATACAGGAGGCAAAGGATAGTCACTAGAAGATATGCCTGCTTTTCTGCTAGGAGGCGCTCTCTTTCCTTTCGTTGCCATTGTTCTGCATCCCGCATTTTCCTTGCTTTTGCTTGCTCTGTTGCAATGATGTCCTTCATGTCAAACACTTCAGAATATAAAGCACCCATTTCAGGTGGAGACTGATAGACCATGCACTCTCTGATCTGGACTACCAACCTATCCATCTCCTGCTGTGCAAGAACCCTGTTTAGGGCTTCTTCCATCAGGTTCACATCTTCATCAAAGACTACAGTTCTAGACTTCTCTTCAGCTTCCCTTATGTGTTCCTCAAGCATAGACTGCAACTTGAAGAACTCACTTAAATTCTTTACTATTTCTGTTTTGACTTGAGTTTCATCAACATTGACATACTCTGACTTACTAGCCTTTGCCACAGACTTTGCAGTTTGAGGCTTGGGGCTACCGCCAAATAGTTTACGCAGAGAACCCCAAAATCCTTTAACCTCTTTGCCAATGGCAATAACTTCATCGGCAGTGCGTTTAATAGAGACAAACTGCTCTTTAGCTTGCTTATAGAGTTCACAACCAGCTTGGATGTTTTTGACCAAGCCTGCTGCAAGAAGACAAATACTGATTGGATCAATTTCTTACTCCTATTGGGTTGAGAACAAGCCTGCTGCATTTTGGATATTTGGTGCTGCTGTACCAGACATAACGCCAACAGATGATGGACTCAAAATAGTCCTACCTAAAGCTGGTAAAAGTTCGGGAACATCTTTACTAATTACATCGTAAAGACTGCGACCAGACAATTCTTTGCCAATTTTTTGTAACTTCTTAGGGTCTGTTGCTGTCAAAATTCTAACCATTTCAGTGGCAACAGCCCTAGTTTGTTCATCACCCAAGTTCGCATAATCTCTTTGCAATGCCCTAGTCAGAATGCCTTGAATACTCATTACGGGCATTTCTCGCATAGCTTTACCGCCAGCCCGAACATCTTGAATTGCTTGGGTTCGTTCAGCAGTTTGTGAGCCTTGCAATACTTGTTTTGAAGTGCTTTTCATCTCAACTTCAGTCTTCAAGTTTTTGATGAATTGACCAAAAGCCTTGTCTCCAGCTTTATCTTTGGGAAAAGTCTCTCTGATGATTCTTAAATTCTTTGGGTTATTGATAATCTTCAACGCTGGATTTCCAGTTGCACCAACAACAGTTTCAGCAGTTTGCGCCCCACCTATTCTGTCCAAAAGGTTTTGCATAGTCCCAAGACGCAAACCTTCAAGTTCTGATTTAGTCATTGTCTTCATATCATTTAGCAATATGTCAACATCTTTAGGGCTTTTGTTGAATACTGTCCTGCCTTCTTCCATAGCATCCATTACTGCTGAATCACCACTCCATACACGCCTTGCATTTTTATATGTAGTATTTGAAGAATCTAACAAAGCAAGAAACTTTGATCTAGTATCTTTAAATGCATTAAGTTGAGTTGAGCCAATTCCACTAGATGTATTTTTACCAACATTAATACCATCATCCAAAGCCATTTTTACATAGTGCAAAAAAGTTGTGTTTATATTTGTAACGGGATTCCCATCTGATGTAACAAGTTTTCCATTTACTACTTTTACATCAGGTAATTTAATTGATTGTTCTTTGGCTAATTCTTGCGCTCTGACAAAAGCATTTTTAATACTTGGTCTATCCATTAAAGCAACTAAATCAGGTGTTACAGGCACATCTTTTTTTAACGCTCTATCATAAAGAGCGCCGCCAAGTTGAGATCGTGCTTGTTTAAGAGCATTGAACTCATCAAAGAATGCGGCTTTTGAGCCAAAAGCAACTTGCAAGTCTGTTGTCAATCGTGCCAACATACCTTTATCACGATTGGTTATAAATTCATTCGCCTCTTTTTTACCGACACTAGGTATGGTATTAGCCGCATCTAAATATGCTCTGGTATTTGCCCCTACATCAGCTAAAGCATAAGGCTTGCCCTTACGCTCTAAGACATATTTAATAGCTTCATCAACTCCACCAACATCAGACACTAATGCTTGTTTGATTAGCGACCTAGCTTCATCAGTGCCTAGTTTTTGTGGGTTATCAAATATAGACTTTACGACACCACGATAAACAGTGCCTCCAGCCATCCCAAGACCTTTAGCAATAGGTAAAACAGCCAATGCTGTTGCGCCTCCTACTGCTCCTGTTTTCATGGACTCAGGACTAAACAACTCAGCTTCAGACTCGCCCATTCCAGCAGTAACACCAGCGGCGGTAGTTAATCCAACTTGCGCTGGTAATGAAGTTATTGGTTTTTTGGTAAGAAATGCTGGAGTAGCTGCGCCAGCAATATTAGCCGCAACTGATTTAACAGGGTTTTCTTTGCTGTACTCCTCTAAACCAATTCTCTCTAACGCAACTCCAACATCTGATGGTGATGGTGCTGGTTGATCTGGTGCAGCCATGCCAACCTGTTTAGCGACATTAGCTGGTGCAGGGCTTAAAAAGGATTTGATTGAGCCAATTGCATTCTCAGAAAAATTTAATGATAACCCTTGTAGGAATTGACCAAAGCCTTGAGTAGACCAACTTTTTGTATCAAGTTGGTCTAGCATTTTTTGCCCATCAGGAGTTAAGTTACCCTCATCTTTGGCAATCATTAACTCATCACGCAAGTCTAAAATCTGGTCTTTAAGAGATGACATTTCTTTATTCCTTTATTGTTTATTTAGGTTTAGTCAAACCGCCACGATCTGTAGCTTCCCTAGCATTAGGTGTTCTTGAACCTCTTTGTGTTGTTGAGCCAAGTGCGTTAAATTGCTCTCTCAATCTGCTTGCTGATGGTGCATATAAAGGGCTGCTTTGTGTGTATGTATAAAAGTCAGAGTTAAATTTCACATACGCTTCAGTTGGATTTGTTGTTGTCAATCTACTGTTTTGAGACAACCAAGTGTTTGAAAATCTTGCTAAATCTTGGTCACGCTCACCTTTTAACTTTAAAGCAGACAACATCAACTTGTTACCAGCAACTGTTTTTGACAGGCTAGGTGAACCAGTGTTGATGAATTTCAAATCAGTGTCAGTTGGGTTAACGCCAAGCTGCTTAACTTGAGGTAAGACTAAGTTAGTTGAAATAGACTGCAATGCTTCTTGTCCCGCCAATCCTTTGATATTAAAGTCAGGATTAAAGACTTGACCAACCTTGCCAACTTGCAGCATTGTTTCTTGACCAAATCCAGTTTTTACACCTTCATCTAGCAAGATTTGCATATTATCAACAGCATTCAAAATTGGTCTTGCTAATGTTCCCGTCTTAATGTTTGATGTAATAGCATCTGTTAAGTTTTCTCCAAAACCTTTTTGCATTTGGTTTTGAACAGATATGTTTGTTACTGGTCTTTCGGTTAGTCTTGTTTCTTTTGCTTTTTCTGCAACCGCATTAAGTCCAGCTCGACCATATTTATTGAAAATCTTTACAGGGTCATTTGTTTGATATAAATCAAGAGCCGCATTTGATTCAGCGCCTGTAAATGGAATTGGTTTTGCCGCACCAGTTAAAACTGGCGTAAATGGCTGACCAGCCAATCTTGGCTTTTGATAGATTGTTTCGCCTTCTTTGACAGTCATGGTTTCAGGTTCTAGCGTTTTCAGTACCGCACGACCTTGTGGGAAAGACTGCAATCTTGATAAAACTTCTGGATTTAAAGTGCCATCTGCCTTCTGTAATTGACCAAGCAATTCATTGGCTAAGTTTGTAAGGCCACGTTCTTGCATACCTAAACCACGTTCAGTAAGAACATCAGTTATTTGCAAATCTTTTAACTGATCTTGTTGAGCTTGACGCTTTAACTGTTGAGCCTGCTCTCTCACCTTCATCATCTCATTACGCAACAGGAAAGCAGCTTCTTGATCTCCACCCCGTAATGCCGCTTGAATGGCTTGAGGATAGGTGTCAGGGTTGCTAGGGTCAATCATCCCAATGATTTGCTGACGTTGTGTAATCTTTTGAAGCATAGGGTCTTTACCACCCAAAGCACCGCCAATAGCACCGCCTAACTGTTGACCAGCACGAAAAGTTCCATAGTTGGCTCTTGCCATTGGGCTAAGATTTGCGTATTGGATAGCTTGCGCTTCTTCCGCTTGCTGTTGAGCAAGTTGGTACTGCTCTGGAGTAGTAAATAAACCGAGAATTTCTGAAGCTGCCATGATTATTCCTTAGTAAATTCCACCAGCATATGATGTCTGATTAAACGCATCTCTAGAAAGTGCGTCCATTTCATATTGGCTTAAACCACTTCCTCCAGCACCACCAATTCCACCACCAAAGTAATTTCCCACACCTTGAGTAAATTGTCTATTCCTAGAAAGTCCCTGCAAAAAACCAGCTTCAGGACTAAACCCTTGACCAGCTTGTCTAGCCGCTGCCGCATTTGAACCACCAGTAAATAAGAATTGACCAGCATTAGCACCCGCAGTAGAAGCTCTGCCCCCTAACTCTGCGCCTAATCTCAATGATTCTTGTCCAAGACCCTCAATTCCTTGACCAGCACCCAAGTAGGTTGTAAATGGACTCAATGCATTAATCTGACCGCCATAATATTGGTCTAACAGTTGATTGCCTGTACTAAATAGTCCTGTACCAAAAGCCGTTCTTTGTTGTCCAGCTTGTTCAGCTTGTTGTGCAATTTGTAAATCTTGTTGTGCTATTGCGTTGTAATATGCTTCCATTTCAGGATTGGTTGCCGACAATCCAAGACCACCATTAGGTCTTTCTCCAGTTGCCCCAACAGACAATCCTAAACGACCTTTTTGAAACTGGTCATTTCTTAATCCAGCTAAAGAACGCTCTCTACTTGGAGCAAGCAAGTTGTATTGACCCTCCATGTATTTCTGCGCTGTTTGTTCAGGAGTTTGTAGTAAATATTGACTTCCCAAATTAAACAAAGATTGAGCCGCACCAATATTAGGTCTAAGTCGTGCCTCTCCAGCTTCAGCTTGACCAAGCCCACGTTCTGTCAAACCCATAATACGATCTTGATAAGCTTTTAACTCAGGGCTAAGGTTATAACCAGCACCAGTTAAGTAGCCTTCAGGAGACATTTGAAAGTTAGAACCAGCAAAGCGTGTAGTAATTCCTACAGGGCGAAACCTAGCTTCAGCAGCCGCAATTCGTGCAGCCTCAAGTTGAGCGTTGGCAGATGTATTTGCCGCTGACTCTGTAGCAGAAGCCTGTTCTTGCGATGCTAAATAGCTTAATCCCCCACCAATAACTGCTGCAGCAATAGGCATATTAATCCCCTTTAATCAAAATATCATCCACTTTAGACGGGTCTTTCTCGTCTGTGGCATGAATGCAAAACCAAACACAATCAGTAATCGCCTTAACGCCGTGAACCATTCCTGCCTTAATCTCAATGCAAGCAGGGCCAGTAACAATATCAATTTCAACACCACGCAACACAGCAACCTTACCTTCAGCCAAAATAGACAAGTGACTAAAGTTATGGGTATGCTTTAGGATGGCTACACCAGCACGAAACCTAGCTTCCTTTGCATACAACCCATCACTAAAGTGGTGTGTAATCATGCAGCCTCTAACGCCTCAATACGAGCAATTGCTTCTTGTAAAGCAGCAGTTAACAAAGGAATCACATAGGACAAATCGACCTGTTGCGATTTGATAGAGCCATCACCATTTACAGCATCTTTTTCACCAACAACTGCTTGCGGTACAACCACAGCCAACTCATGCGCCAAGAAGCCTTGGCTGTGAATCTCAGGAGCCTTAACCCAGTTGTATGAGCAAGGTTTAAGTGCCTTTACTTTTGCTGTTGAATCGGTCAAGGGCATTACGTTTGTTTTTAAACGATAGTCAGAACTTGTGCCGTAAGTAATTGTTGTTCCGTTTGTTGCAATAGAAGCATATCCCGTATTGTTTAAACCAAAAACAATTAAGTTTCTAGAACCACTGCCAGATGTTGTGTCGTTGCAAAATAAAGAAGACGAATCAGCGTAATTCAATCTATCAGCAACAATTGCTGGATGTCCTGTTCCTTGATTAACAGGAACACTGTAAAGCCTCCAATTAGCTGATGGGCTAGATGCGCCCAAGCGCAATAGGCTACTAGAATTAAGAGCAAAAGTACCTGTGCCAAACGTACCAGCCAAGACGATAGATGCTGCAACACCTGATGCAGACCCAGTACCGCCGTTAGCTACTGCTACTGTGCTTGAAGTATCAAACTTTGTTGCAACAGCAGTCGCAATATTGTTGAACTCGGTATCAATTTCAGTTCCCTTAACAACTTTATTAGCGTCACCTGTTGTAAGTGCGTCTTTAGCTGCAAAGTTTACTGTTTTCGTGTAGTTTGACATGGTTGCTCCTTATGCAAGTTTGCCTGATTTGGTTTGAATCTCAATCTTTTGAAAAGAAATTGGTAACCCGTTTACGTTAATTTCAAATCCTGTTTGAACGACTTTTCCTGAACCGCTGCCGTATGCGGTTAGTTCTTGCAAAGTAATGCCTGTTGCAAACTCTGCAATGTTGTATTCGCCAATGCCGTACTCAGACACTGCTTGCGTTGGTATGGAAATTGTCTGTGATTGATAACTTGATGAGAAATCATACCCCCAAAACACAGATATTGCTTGGTTACTGCCACCTACAACAAGAACCTTAATTTTCTTGATGATTGAGGTTTGCCCATCATTTCCCAAGTCAGCATTGTTTGTGTAGTATTCCATGCGATAAGGCAAGCCATTATCTTGGTAACCAGTGTATTTACTTACAAAACCAGTTTGACCAATAAGCAAATCTCCATTGCGGCGAGAGCAAAAACTTTTTGGAGCAATGTTGTCCCACATCGTCACACGATAAGACCCATCTTCTAAAGTTACTTTAGTGTCAAAGCAAAATACTTTTTGAGAGGAAGGACAAGTCAACAAGTAAAAACCATTCTGCTCAGAATAGACTGACCTTAACTGCGTATCTGACTCACTTGCAATTACTGTTAAAAAATCGTTTCTAATATTCTTTGACAAGTCACCTAGCGGTGCAGATTTTTCTTGCACTGTACGCAAAACAGAACGCAAGCCACTGCCGCTTAAAAAAACAACATCTTTGCCTGTGTTTTGAATCGTATCTCTTGCTATGCACCCAACACTTGAGATTGTGTCGGAAAGCGCCATAGTTGATGGGGTTGTGGCATTTGCATAAATCAAGATTTGCCGTCTACCAAAGATAAACAAAAACCCGTTATGCGCTGCCAATCCCATTATTTCATCTGCGCCATTAGACCAGACACGGGAAACATCTAACGTGCCTGAAGTACCAGTAGACCAAACAAAACCCGACAACAAATCGCTAAAAGATACTGTTGTGTTGTTGGTTGTTGTGTTAGCCGCCCAAATACGACCATATGCAGATATCGCCACATTTGCACTAGGAACAGTACCAAGGTAACCTGATTTTTCAGTCACTCTGCGATAAGTAGTAGTAGAAACAGCAGGGTCGTAAATGATTGGGTCATTGTTTATTTGGAAAAAATACACGATGCCATTTAGACTTGCAGCTTGCCAGTTGCCAGCGTTAAACACTGGAGCAGTTGCTGGGCCACCATACGTCAATTCAAGAATAGTGCCTAGCCCTGCAATGCCTTGCGTGTATTCGGCAAGAGGTACGCCGTTAGAACCGTATTCAGCAATGTTGTATTCAGACACAGCACCTGCCGTTGCCAAACCCAACTTAAACAGTTTGCCATTACCAAATAACAATACAGTCAGTGTTCCGTCTGTTTGAATTAACTCGTGAATAACTGTTACTTCATTTGCGCCTAACGTGCCACTAGATGTGTTAATGTTTTCGTATCCTTGCCTTGCACCTACCCGCCCAAACTTATCAATCACGCAATTAAGAGCAACGCCAGCAAACCCATTCGATATTTCTAAAGATGGGTCTTGTGTGTTCAACCCCAAAAAGCCTGGAGCCGATACGCTAGAAACTTGGAGGGCTTTGCTCATATTGCAACAAACTCCTGATTCTCAGGATAACGAGTGCCTTCTAAAGCAATGGCATCAGACAACATAGATTTATACAGTTGATACGCTTCAGAAGAAGACAAACCACCATCTTCACCACGCTCTACCAAAGCACGAGCATAGGCATTCTGAGCCACTAAAGTGTCAGCAACAGATACAACAGTATCATCTGATGCCAAGGTAGCCTGTGGCACTGTTAAAGCAAACTTGATCGTGTATACATCATCAGGTATTGGGTATAGATTTACCTTGGTGTCGTAGCTTGCATCAACTCCATCAAAAGCAAATTCTGTAGGTATTTGATTGGCAATTGGCGTAAAGTTTAGCTTGCGGTTCATGTCTACAAAACTAATGTTAGTAAGACCAACATTACTTGTGGTATTGATTACATCCATTACTTGAAACTTCTGACCAGCACCTGTCAAAGAATAAGATGCCGTAGATGCTACTGTGGTAACAGTAATAGTTTGACCCAAAGCATTCCAAGAAAAAGCATCTTCAATCTGACGCTTCGCATCATTGACAAACTTGCCAATTAATGTGGAATACGAATTGAGAACGACAGTTGTAACTGTTGGCTCACGCAACCTTACGAGTACATCGTTTACAAGTTCAAGGTAGGTCATAGTCTGGTCAACCCTTCAAGTTCAATTGTTGCAATTATTGTGAATGTAGACCCTGACTGACTTGTGGCTTTTAAAATATCACCTTCTTCAAGCACTAAGTACGAGTTACCAAAATCAAAATTTGTGGTTAGTGATGTAACTTGTTGTTGATAGCTGATGGAATAGGTGGTTGACTCAGATGTGTCTGTCCAATCTAGCGAAATGTATTTATCGGTAGCTGTTTTGTTCACAGCACGAATTAAAACGACTTTTGCATAATAACCAATCGGGCAAGTGAATACCGATGTCAGCGTGTTAGCTGTAAGATTGGCTGCAACTGACACTGCTCTCATTTTGCTTTTGCCTTATTCCTGTCGGATATAGCTTTAGCTTTTGCCTTTGCGTCAGACTTGGAATTAGCACCCCATTTCTGTAGCGAAAGAAGCAGTCTTGTTGGTTCACCTTTCTTGTCGTACTCTGCACCGCTGTTACCAGCCATACGAGCCAAGAAACTTGCTCTGCGAGGGTTATCCCCCGACTTTACTGGCGGCTTCAAATTACCACCAGTTTCTGCATTATAAGACGCTCTGCCCTTGGCATTCAAGCCGCCTTTTGGATTTTGACCAGCTTTTGTTTGCCAAGTGGGTGTTTTCATCTTTACCTCATCTAAACTTTGATGTCTTCTTTGCAATGCTCTTTGGTTGGGCAACAAACTGTTTACCAGATGCAGTACCTTTGCGCTTGGCTTTAGTGGTTGCCGCATACTCAGCAGCACTCAAAGACTTAATAGCCGCCTCTGGTAAATACCTCTCACCCGTCTGAGATGAGGGTTTACCTGACTTAGTACGCCATTTCTGCTTACCCCAATCCTTTAGAGATTGTTGTGGGTCTTTCACTTCTTAGCCTTTGGCTTAGATGGTGTGTGCGTCAATACCTTACTTGATGCAGAATGCTTTGCACCCGTCATCAAAGTTGAACCCACCTTGTGCGTGTCACCCTTGTACAGTTTGCCATCAGGCAAGTAATGTGGTTTGTCTTTGCTCATGTCTTGTAACCTCCACCCTTTGCTTTGTACTCTTTGGCAAGCAATTGTGCTTTTCTTGCTGACCATTCACCAGAGTCCCCACCTGATGACCCTGCTTTAATCTTCTCAAACAAGGCTTTTCGCATGGTGGGCTTGGTGTAAACCCCTGCTTGATTGACCTTAGATTTGGTTTTCATTTGTCAATACAACACTTTTGCCGTGATGGTTCCAGAGGTGTATGCAGTGCAGTTTGCCCGCAAATACTTAGGAGCATTGGCTATGGTGATTATGCCATCAGCAGTCAAAGCAGTGCCAATTGTGGCAAAGGTTGTCCCATCCAAGCTACCTTGGAATGCAACAGTTGCGGTTGTAATGCCACTAACTTGCAAGAACGCTGGTTGACCAGCATCTGCTTGTACAGATTTAGAAGCACCTGTAGCGACAACAGCACTCAATAAAGTGACAGGAGTAGTTAAGGATGACATTATTTACCTCTTGAGGATTTCTTCATCATGTTGGTAGCAGTACGACCACCACGCATAGGCATAGGCATCTTTGGCTTACCAACTGCAACCATAATAGTCACAGGAACACCCTTTTTCTTGCCCTTGCTTGAAGTCTCTTTAGCCTTACCGCCCATCATTTTGTCGTACATAATTTTCCCCTTATTTCCAGAGTCTGTCAGCAACAAAGGTAATAACGCCGCCCATGAATGAAGCGATGGTCA